TAAAAAAAATAGGCCCCAAATGTCTGAGGCCTATCAAAAACAAATTCAAAAGATGATTATGAAACATCCAGAGGCGATTGCGGGATTTCTCCCTTGGCTTTTAAATATTCTTTGTGGAGGGTGCATTCAAAACAATAATTAAACCCAATTGAATATGCGGCAGTAGGAGCTTCTAAAACACCTAACGTGTATAGTATTTTAAATAGTCCTACATTGCGGTGATAAGTTTTAAATAGTATAGTGTCTTCTTTTACAGGCACGTTACTCAAATCTACAGTTACGTTAAACGAGTCGTTTTTATTGTCTGCATTTATAGCCATTATCATTATTCTACCATTTAAGTAATGACCCAACTTTAAAGTGTAGTTTGTCCCTTCGAATAATATTAGTTTATCTGTCATAATTTAGTTTTTAATATCGTTTACTGAAAATTTTTCAAACCAATCATTGATGCATGGTCTTGCCTTAGGTTCAACTATACTACTGCATCTTATTCCATGCCTATTTACTTTGGGGCTTAACTGACTTATAGGTTTATCAAATGCTATATATTTATACGCTTTTAAATTGTTTTCACATATATTATATATTGTCTCTTTAGTACTTACTTCTGCTTTCATATATTTTCTGTTTTATGTTGTTTTTTTAATTCTTCTGTAAATTTTGTGCCTGATACTCCTTCTTCTAAAACAAAGTTTTTACCATCTTGTTTCAGTATTATTTTTTGCTTTGAGGCTTTACTTTTATTGTGTATTTTATAGTCCTTTGAATTGGCTCCTGTTAACAACATCGCCATATCTAATATTTTATCATCCATAATATTTAGTCTTTTATGAATGAGCCATTTTCCATTGAGCCTTTTCTATTCTTAATCACATTGTAGGCTTCATTAATACAATACTCCATAGTTACTAACCCTTTAAGTTCTGTATTAGTATTTATAGAATATATTTCCGTTAAGTTTGTTAGTACTATAACCATATCGCCTATGGCGTCTATTATAGCATCATTATCTGATTTAATTATTGCCCTGCCTAACTCACCAAATTCTTCGCCCAGTTTACAGTATTGTGTTTTTATGTCTCCTTCTTTGTGCAAGTTTCTATTAGCCCCCCAATTTATAATATCGTCAAATGGGCTTGCGTATTTTTTTAGTGCTGAATTAAATTTATTCATAACATTTCGCCAATATTCAGCGCCTTCAGGAGTAAGTCGAAATAAAAACCCCTCTTCAATATAACTGATTTTGTCGAATGGAAAATCTTTACCAAAAGTACTCTGCAATTCGTACTGAGCCTTGTACTTGTCTAGTAAATTTTCTTGTTTTAAAAATCTTACTAAAAATTCGTGTTTTTGTCTGATTGTTTTCATAATATTGTCTTTTAAATTATTTTCAAATATACTACTAAATATGTTAATAAAAAAATATATTTTAAAACTTTAACAAAAAATTAGTATTTTAAAAAATTTAGCAAAGATTTAGCTCACTAAATTATACTATATTAATTAATAAGATTAAATTTGCTTAATGATTGAAAGTGGATATTTCTACACAAATTTACAAATAGGAAGTGATATTGCGCTTATATCAGAAGTAAATACATATACACATATGCGAAATAAATTTAAAAACTATAAATATGAACGAAACAAAATGTAAAAGTGTACTAGAAAAATTATTTGAATTTCAACAAGAGAACGTACAAATTATCAGAACGCGTGAAGCATATGGATATAATTATGCTCCACTAGATGTTATAATACCATTAATACTACCGCTATTAAAAAAGTACAGATTAGGGTATTATCATATAACAGAATATGACGCTACAACAAAAAGTAGTACGCTTAAAACTGTAATATATAATGTGGATAATACGGAAGATAGTATAAGTAGCGTATCATTAATAGACAATAGTGTAGCACTAGCAAAAATGAATAAATTTATGGTAGAAGGTTCCGCCATAACTTATTTTAGAAGATACCATTTAGTAGATATGCTAGGATTAGTAACAGAGGAAGATTCAGATGTTGGTGGTGCTAAAATTAAACGAAATAGAAATACAGTTGAAGATGCACCAGCGGATAACACAACCAACTTTGTTACGATATTTCAAGGTCTTATAAATAAAGGTAAAACACAAGCTATACTAGAAAAAATGTTGGACCAATATAAAGCGCAAATTAAACCGGAAGATGTAAGCTCAATAGAACAACTAATAAAAACTAAATTCACTACAGTATGATAAGAACTAAAGATTATTTGTCATGGTCACAATATAGCCTATGGCATACTAGTAAAAGAGAATATTGGAAAAGGTACGGTCTAAAAGAAGAGGAATTACCTAATAAATTTTATGATAAAGGAAAAGAACTAGCCAATGCGTTAGAAACCGGCATAAATGAGTCCGCTGACGACTTATTAAAGGTTGTGCTTATGGCAATACCCCGGCTTGAAATACCAGAACAAAAACTTGAAGTAGCTGTAGACTCAGGCGAAAAGCTATTATGCTATATAGATTCAGGTAGTTCTGACTATACTAATTTTATTGAATATAAAACTGGCAAAATAGAATGGACTAAAGAGAGAGTCGCTTCACATAAACAATTAGATTTTTATGCGCTGGCATATTATATAGCAAGTGGGCGCAAAGTAATACCAGAATGTAAATTAGTATGGATAGAAACAGAGGAAGATGCAAATGGCAACTTGGTATATTCAGGTTGTGTATCTGAGTTTGAAAGGAAGTTTACTATGGTGGATTTAGAATGGATGGAAAAATCTATAAATACCACAATAAGTGAAATAGAAGATTTTGAATATAATGAAACGCCTCTTGAAGACGAGTTAGTAGACAGGTATATAGAAATAGAGCAGGCTATTTACGAACTAATAGAAGAGAAAAATCTAATAAAGCTAGAAGTAAAAGTACAAATGGAAGCAGACAATACAAAATATGCCTCTAGTACATATGGAAAGTTTAGTATTTCAGAAACTAAAAGATGGACCTATTCAGAAGAGTTAAGCGCTTATGAAAGTTTAATTAACTCTCAAATAAAAAGTTCAAAAATAGCAGAACAAAAAAATGGTAAAGCCACGTATGAAATAACAAAATCATTAAGATTTAGTTTACAAAAATAACAAGTAGTATTAACATAAATTTAAAAAAGATGAGTAAAAAATGTAATCAGTTTAGGGTAAAAGTAGTTAAAGTCAATGAAACACAAATTATTGGCGACAAAGGCTTTAAAAAACGTGAATTAGAGTGTATTATTGAGGGAGAATATCCGCAAGAAATAATGTTCGAGTTCACAAAAGATGGAGTTGACCTGCTAGATAATATTCTAGAAGGCACATATGTAACAGTGTCCTTCAATATCAGAACAAGGAAAGTACTTGTTAATGACAGGACTATGTATTTCACGTCATTAAATGGTTGGGCTATAGAGATTTAATACAACAAGCCTATATTATTAAAACCTACCCCGTACAGAAATGTCGGGGTTTTTAAGGTATATAAAGTAACGTAAAAAATAATATTAACAGACAATGAATAATACAAAATTTTCATACTATAGCGGAAATATAAAACTTTCTAAATCTATAGGACTTGTTACAATTGAACAATTCATAAGAGTTAATTTACACCCTATGAAGCGTACGTTAGACCTATTACAATTAATAAAAAGCGCTAGTGCGGAAAATAATATAAAATTGAAAAGAGAGTTGAAACAAAAATTATACTCTTTTACCCCTTCTGTAATAATAAATGAAGGTTATAGCAGGCGCTATATAAACATAGTAGAATGGTCTGGTTTAATGCAGATAGACTTAGATAAAATAGAAACAGAAGCAGAAGCTAAAGAAATAAAAGAACACATATTTAATAACAACAAAGAAATCGTATGCGCTATGATATCTCCTTCAGGTAAAGGTGTAAAGTGTTTAATGAAAATAGATAAGCCGTCTAATTTAAAAGATTACAAAGCTATGCACAAAGCTATGGTAAAAATATTTGAATGTTATAACTATTTAGATGAGGCAACTAACAACGGCATCCTGCCAATGTTTTTAACTGCTGATATGAATATACTTTATAGAAATATAAATGAATGCGATACTTGGATTAAAAGAGACAACACTGTAATTGAATATAAGGCTTTAAATAGTGGACCCCAACTAACTTACAAAAATGATTATTCAACTAAAGATAAAACAATCAGAATATTTAAAAACAAAATAGAAAACATATTGGATAATGGGCACCCCCAACTTCGAAGCGCGTGTTTGATATTAGGGTCTAGAGTGTCCGCTAATTACATAGATAAAATTGAAGCTTTATCTTTAGCGAAAAATTTAATAACGTCAAATTCATACTTACAAAAAGATTTGGATAACTATATTAAAACGGCTGAGTGGGCTATAGATAACGGCATGAAATGTCCTAAATATTATTAAATTACTTAACGGAAATATAATTATGAAACTACAACAAATAAAAGAAAACATTGCGACCGTTGATGACGAAATGCAATTTGAGATGAATCAAAGATATAAAGAGCTTCAAAACAAACGTCTTTTTATTCTTGAAAAATTACTAGAACAGTATGAGCCTATTGATATTTATCAATATCACACTTCTACGAATACAGAATTAGAATATGAATACGAAGGCTCATTACTTCGATTATTCATTTACGTTGAGCGAAAAACAGATTATGAAACAAAAAACTATTTCGATATCTACGATATGGAGTTTTGGGATAGCAATGCCAAGTTGCTAGACTTGACTGATAAGGAAAAGTTATTGATAAAAAGATACGGATTATGAGCAAGTATAAAAATACTGGAATTATAAGAAAGTTAAACAAATAATTATAACAAATAAATTTAAACTATGACAAAAATGGAAACAAAAATTGTAAAATTACCACCGGAGGTAAATGAATTAGCAGTCAAAATATCCGCTGGTAAACAGGCAGAAGTACTATCAGTGTTACAACAAATATTTGTAGGCACAGATGACTGGGAAAAACAAGTAGATGCAATAGTCGTTAAAGACATTAACGACAAAATGAGTATTGAATTTGCAAAAGTTGCGTGGAAAAATTCTAAACAAGCACGTTTAAGCGCTGAAAAAAGATTTGATTCTAAACGTGATGAAGTTCAGAACATAAAGGCCGAATTTGATTTAGAAGATAAACTTTGGCTGAAGGCTAAACAAATAACGCAACTAAGATTTAAAGCTATTGAAGAAAAAGTTAAGTGGAAAGCAACATTTGTAGAACGATATGAAGCTGAACAAAAAGAGCTTAGAACTCAAAAAAGAATTGTTGAAATATCAAAATACGCAGTAATAAATCGCATAGAATTTGAATCAATGAGTGAAGATAGTTTCAATAGTTTTTTAAGTGGGTTAAAATCTACTTATGAAGCTAAAATAGAGGCTGAACGAAAAGCAGAGGAAGAAAGGATTGCAAAAGAAAGAGCGGAAGAAAAGGCAAGGGAACAACAAAGATTAGAAAATGAAAGATTGAAAGCCGAAGCAGAAAAAAGAGAAAAAGAAATTGAGGCAGAAAGAAAAGCCAATGAAAAAAAATTAGCAGAAGAGAGAGCGATAGCAAAAGCCGAAGCAGATAGAATTGAAGCTGAAAATAGAATTAAATTAAAAGCGGAACAAAACGCAAGAATAAAACTTGAGTCAGAGTTACAAGCTAAAAGAGATGCTGAAATTAAAGCTGAAAATGAACGCAAACAAGCAGAACTTAAAGCGAAAGCCGAAGCTGATAAAATTGCTAAAGCACCGATTAAAAAACAACTATCCATTTGGGTAGACAGTTTTTCTATAGCTGAAATTAATGTTGAAAGTGACAAGAAAACATTAATAAAAGAAAAATTTGAGGCTTTCAAAAAGTGGGCTAAAAATGAAATTGGAAATATTTAAAAATAACCTTTAAATTTATTATTATGATATTAAAAATCAAAGAAGTTGCGGTGTTAAACGCAGAGTTAGAATTATTGTTAACAGAACCTGAGGTATCATTTTCTACAAAGTATGATTTAGTTAAGTTACTAGAAAAGACAAGAAAGATTAATGAGGCTTACATGAGCACAAGAATAGCTATATTTAAAAAATATGGTAAAAAATTAGAAAATGAGGACGCCTATACTATAAATGGACAAGAGGAAAGTGTTATAGCCAAGGCTCAAGATGAATTATCTATTATAGCAGATAAAGAGGAAAATTTTACAGACTCTTTTAAAATTAATGAGTTTGCAGATATAAAAAGTAAAAACCCTTATTTTTATATATACAAATTTATTGAATAAGTTATAGCCATGGTAGTAGAATGTACAGATAAAACCATTTTTAAAACAACAAAATGGATAAATATAGATTTATTTAGCGGTAAAATAATATTAGGTAAAGAACAAGTCAATGTTGTATTTGAATATGAACAATGGAGTCAATTAGAAAAACAACTTGAATTATTATGCTCAAAGGAAAGTATTGAACAAATAAAAAAATATTTAAGCGATAATGTTCCCCAGTTGAAAGTAATAATGCGTAATAATAGTAACGATAAATCTACCCAATTAGAATTATTTTAAAAATGAGTATAGAACTAAGAGCATATCAAGACAAATTTTACACAGACATAGTAAAAAAATGCGCTAGTACTTCTAAAATAAAAATAGTGGGGGTCCTACCAACAGGAGGAGGCAAGTCTGTCATAATAGGCAAACTAGCGACTTCTCTTGGCGGTAGGACTCTTATACTAACACATAGAATAGAAATTTTGATGCAAAATTCAGAATGGCTTAATGGATGTGGATTATTATCGTCTTCAATAAATACATTAAGATATGATAGTAAAGTAGTAATAGCCATGGTACAAACATTACATTCTAGGTTAAATACTTATGGAATGAAATATGTAGGCGATTTTGACAATATTATACTGGATGAAATACATATATTAATATTTGAAAAAGTATTTAAAAAATATAATTATAAGCGACTAATAGGGTTCACTGGAACACCTGTATTAAACAAGAAAAAATATACCACTGTACACGGCGTAGAATACGTAGAACAATATACATTAAGTGAAATTTTTGATACTATGATACAAGGGCCAGATTCACAAGATTTAATAGATGCCGGCTATTTAGTACAAGACTTTAATGTTGTATTAAAATTGCCAGACTTTGATAAGTTAAAAGAATCAAATAGTAACCCGGATGGATATACTACAAAATCACTTAACGATGTATATATAAATACTGCGTCTTATAATATATTAAATGAAGCTTATGACAAATATTGTACAGGTAAAAAAACTTTAATATTCAACGCTTCAACAAAAATAAATGAGTTTGTATATAAAAATTTTAAGAGGCGAAAATTAAATGTTAAAATGTTCGATAGTGTGAATTCAGTAGAAATAAATCCAGACACTGGTAATAATTACACGCGTGGTGAAATAATAAAATGGTTCAAAGATGAAAAAGACGCGATACTAATTAATACTAATGTATTCACTACTGGATTTGATGTATCTGATGTTGAAGTGGTTGTTGTTAATAGAGCAACTAAATCATTAGCGCTATGGATACAGATGGTAGGTAGAGGTTCACGTAATACTACAAAGATATTTAAAGACAAGTTTACAGTTATAGACCTTGGACAAAATATATATGAGCATGGTACTTGGTCTAAAAGAAGAAACTGGAATGATTATTTTTATAGTAGAGGTAAAATACCTAAAAAGCGTATAGACATGCTATCAACTTGGACTTGCGCATATTGTGGAGCGCTAACTGTAGTAGGTGAACTAAAATGTTGTGTATGTGGAAAAGACAGAGTCAAAAAAGAGACCGACAACACAACTTCAAATAAAAAGTTAAAAGAAGGAGAATTAAGTGCGTTAGAGGCTATGCCATTGCCAAATGCTAAAAGTATATTAAAATACGTCAGAAGTATAAATGAAAACGGTAACTTTGCGTTTAGACTATTAGATGAAAAAATAATAGAGCTATTTTTACACTACAAAGTTACAAAAGATTATTATAACGTTCAAAAAGACAGATTTTATTTGCGGGTTAAACAAATATATACTCCAATATACTTTGCTTTAATTAAAAGTGGGCTGCCGTGCAAAAATAGACGGTTAGATACACAAATAAATAAATTGTTAACTAAAATAGAAAATATAATATGAAAACAAATTTAGCGGTAAACATACTTAGAAAATTTTTTCACACAAAAAGAATATACAGTGAAAATTGTGTGCCAGAAATAACAAGAGCACAAATTAATGATATAATTATTTTGATAAAAAATAATAAAGAAGATGGCGACCATATTATAAATGGACCGTTATTAGTACAAATGAAAAAAGGTATTGTAAAAATTAAAGCTGTTTCTTGTGGAGAGCCAAAAAGATAATCAGACTATAAACACTAGTATAATTAATCCGGTAGACTATTACAACATTTATCACGTTCAAAGCGCATTTGAAGAAATGCTAAAAACTAAGAATGTTAGAATGACCAGCATAGATTCTTTCGCTTATGTTAAAAATAAGGCAGATGAAGTATCACGCATGATAGTTATTGAGAATAATTATTTTGTAGCAAAGATGGACAATGGTTTAGATATGAATATTAATGAAAAGTATACTCCATTTATGATGTTACAAAAGTTTGTATTTAAGAATAATTTCTATATAGCTATGTACTACGTTATGCACAAGTATATGAAAATACAAAATAATTATATTAGAGTGGGCACTAAGTACTATAAAAATATACCAAAAACTGATAGGTATAATGTTGAGCGTACAGAACTAAAATTATGGGATAAATCTATAATAGTTGATGACCATGGTAAAAAGTATGTTGATGATATAGAAAAATATGATGATTTTACAATTGAACCAGATAATAGAAATTACCAAAGCGTTATAAGAAATAATTACAATGTGTATTCTCCATTTTCACACGTTCCGGTTGACAAAAATGATTATATGGGTCCAATAGGGTGGCACTGGACAGGATTATTATTGTCACATATATTTGGGGAACAATATGAACTTGGCTTAAAATATATGAAAGTTCTTTATGATTACCCAAAGCAAGTATTGCCCATATTAGTATTAGTTAGCAAAGAGAGACAAACAGGAAAAACTACATTTGTAGATTGGTTAAGTGTACTATTTGGAGCAAATATGGTAATTATAAATCCCCAAGATATAGCAAACTCTTTTAACGGAGCATACGCAGATAAAAATATAATGGCCGTTGAAGAGTCTAAGTTTAAAGATTTACAAGCGATAGAAAAATTAAAGAATTTATCTACACAAAAAAAGATACTTGTAAATAGTAAATTTATACAGCAATATTCTATACCGTTTTATGGCAAATTAATAATAAATTCAAATGATGAAGAAAAATTTAGTAAGGTAGATAATACTGAAATAAGATATTGGGTACGTAAAATACCATCATTAGTTAATAAAGCGAACCACCAAATATTGCAAGATTTGACAAGTGAAATACCGCAATTCTTATACTACTTAGATACGTTACCACCGATAGACTTCACAAAATCACGTATGATTTTTGAAGCCACAGAATTAGTAACAGATGCACTAAAAGTTGTTAAAAAATCATCTTTGCCTGCACTACATAAAGATTTAGAAATATTATTAGACGATTATGCCCTAATGAACACTAGTGTTGAGCGATTTAAATTCACAGCCATAACAATAAAACAAAAATGGTTTGCAAATAACGCAAGGATAGAATTGAACTATATTAATAAAATACTAAAAATTAGTATGGAATTAAAAAGAGGCAAAATGCAAAGATTTAAGCCGCTAGAAAGTGATTGTTATCTAGGACAGAGTATTAGCGGTAGACCATATATATATGAGAATAAATATTTTGAAGGTACTAAAACTGTAGAGTATGATTCCATTTAAAATAGATAAGCCAATAAACTATCCGTCTAAAGCCAATTTAAAACAACAAGTATGGTGTATAAAAAATGATATAATACCGTATTGTACACCAATATCAAATACCGAATGTTATATAAGTGTTAACTTTAAAGGTACTATAATAAAAGGTACGCAAGTTTTTAAAACATTTGGACTAAGACCAAAAGATATAAATTGGAGCGGTGTTGTATGGGCCTTATATGAAGGATATTATAAATACTATAATGATAAACTAAATTCAAATAAACTATGAAAATTAAAAAGGAAAAAAAGTACAAAAAATCTAGTCAAACAATACTAGATGACGCTAGCTCTATCATATTTGATAGAGAACAAAAAAAAGCTAAAGAATATGGTCCATTTAATGAATCTATGAGCAAAGCTGCAAAAATAGCAAGTTTACTCACTGGAAAAAATATTTCTACAGAAGATTTTTATAGATGTATGATAGCTCTGAAATTATCAAGATTGACTAACAATACAAAGTATGATACTATACTTGATGGAATAGCCTACTTAGCGGCATATAGTGAATTCTTAGAACTAAAAAAACAAAGTAATGAGCAGATTTGAACTCGATTATTCTAACCTACTAATAGACATTATGACTAAAGGTGTAGTTATGCCAAATAGAACAGGTGTAGACGCTTCAACATTATTCAACAGGAGCATAAACATAGATTTATGTAAAAATAAATTTCCTATATTAACAAGAAAAAAAATGTATTTTGATAAAGGTTTACATGAATTCAATTGGTTTATGTCAGGGTCGACTAATGTAAAATATCTTAATGATAATGGAATACATTGGTGGAATGAATTTGCAGATGAAAATGGGGAATTAGGGCTAACTTATGGATATCAGTTAAGACACTATAACGGGGTTGTTGACCAATTAGACTATGTACTTAACCAAATAAAATTGAGAAGTAGAAGAGCCCATATATCATTATGGAATCCCGGTGAATTAGAAAGCACTTCTCTGCCAGTGTGTTATACAGGCTTTGATTTTGTTGTTATCAAAAACAAATTGAATATGTCTATGGACTTTAGAAGTAGCGATGTTTTTTTAGGCCTGCCCTATGATATAATAGTTGGAGCTTTGATGTTATATAATATTGCAAAAAGCTCAAAATTAGAAGTTGGGGTTTTGGGCATAAACATAAAAAATGCGCATATATATGTTAATCACTTGAAACAATGCATTACATACTTAGAAAGGCCAATGTACAAACTGCCAAAATTAAATAGTTCTTTAGACGAACTAATAGGCTATGAGCATTCTGAATTTATTAAAGCAAAATTAAACAATTAATAATTATATAACTATGAACTATTTAGTATTTGACGTAGAAACAAATGGACTGCCATTGAACTCTCGAGGTTCAGCATTCGATGTGAATAATTGGCCTAGAATTACTCAACTAGCTTTTATACTGTGCGATGGAGCTAGTAGAGAGCTAACTACTTTTAGCGAGTTAATAAAACCTGATGGATGGGTAATACCAAAAGAGCAATTCTTTATTGATAACAATATGTCTACTGAAAGATGTGAATCTGACGGGGTTGAAATATTCTCTGCTTTAAGAGCTTTTCAAAATGCATTAAAGAAAACAGATTTAAAAATAGCGCATAACATACGCTTTGATAACAATGTTATTGAAGCTGAAATGATAAGATGCTCTATAACAACAGAATTATTTAAGTACAAGAAATCATATTGTACTATGCTAAAAACCACTTCATTATGCAAGTTACCAAATAAATATGGTAATGGATATAAATGGCCTAAGTTATCAGAATTACATAACTTTTTATTTAATGAAGATTTTGCCGATGCTCATGATGCTCTTGGTGATATTAGGGCAACAATTAAATGTTTCTTTGAACTTAAACGACTTAACAAATTAAATTATTAAATATGGAAAACAATATTGATGAAGCAAACATGTTACAAGACGAACCTTTGGGAACAAACCATTCAGGTACTAATCAATCATTAGTAACACCTTCTAAATTTAAGCCAAACTACAAAAGCGATAAAGCCTCGTGGGTTGTATTTAAGGATAGAACTAAAAAGAATGTTAAACTAAGAAAATACATTGCAAGCTTAGCTACAGTTATGGGTAAGTGTAGCAACTATTCTTATAATGAATGTAGAGATGCATTAATAAACGAATATAATATAGGAGGAGTCCGCAGGGTTAGTAGTGCTTATTATGAATTTATACTCACCCTCCACAAAGAATATTTAAAAGCCAAGGGAGAAATCCCGCAATCGCCTCTGGATGTTTCATAATCATCTTTTGAATTTGTTTTTGATAGGCCTCAGACATTTGGGGCCTATTTTTTTTA